TTCTCCATAAGGGACGTTAAGCATTTTCTTTTTATTAGAAGGTGTATTAAACCACACTTCTTTTTTATTGTTTCTTAAAGTTAGAACACCTTTATCAAAAAAAGATTGAACTGTAGAATTAAGTTTTAACATTGGATCTTTTAACAATTGTAAAAACCCTTTAGGATCTGCCTTAGCAAATATTAAAATATCTCGCCTTAACTCAGCAGTACTAACCTTTGTTATGTCTGTATTAAATATAACTCTAGACACATTTTCTACTTGTTCTAAGGTTAATTGTCTAGCTTCAATTAAAGCGTCTACTTCCATATTTAAATCCTCTACAATTTCAGCAGCTTCCTTAGCCTTGTCAACTTGAACAAACAACTGTCCGTTGCCAGGATGTAAGGATAAAAACTCCTGTAATACTTGATTATTTTTAGGAACACTTAAAAATCCATTTTCAAAAACAACAGGCTCTAAAATAGCAGAGTTATCTTGTTCATCTTGAAATGGAGTTTTTTGATTTCTAGCGTATCTAAGTGGGCGATTAGTTCCGGTAGCTTCATCCCAATGTAATAAAGGAAATCTTTGCGTATGTCTAGATGCTAGTATTAAAGATAAAGGGGGCGTATCTCTTGTTAGTTTGTATTGTTTGTCTACAAAAACTGTATTCTTTTTCATTTGATATAATTTAGATTTAATTTAAAATATAATGGGGGCTTTGACACCCCCATTAAAAAGTACTCTACTATTCTTGGAATAAGAAGAAGTTGTTTGCACCTAAAGTACATACAGCTCTTTCAGACAAGAAATTAACTTGCATATTATCTATGTCACTAGTAGCAGCGCCACCGGCAGATCCAGTAATCCAAGTTTTGTAACGTCTATCTTCTGTTTCAGAAGCTCTGTAACGAACATGTAAGAAAGGACGTTTAGCGTTTTTACCAAGAATTTGGTCATAAACACTAGTTGATCCAGCGGGTACAAGTAGTCCGTTTACACGTCCTGATCCTGCTCCAGTTGGAAGACCACCTCTCATAGTAGGGTCGTTAAGGTATTTCCAGTCAGTTTTGTAGAAGTCATAACCTCTTCTAAATCCTGAGAAACCTAAGTTTAGCGCCATCTCTTCGTCATTGTCGAACAGACCATATGAAGTTCCACCTGCTCCGTAAGAGTTTTGTGCAGCTAACATATCATCAATGTCAAATCCAAATTGACGGTCTAGGAATATAACATTTTCTTCAATCGCTCCTTGCTTATCTAAACGAGAAATAATTGAATCAAAATCTGCTAAAGTTGTTGGGTTACCACCGTTCCAGATGTTACCTCTTTGAGCCACAGAATAGAAAATTCCATCTGATCCAGCTCCTTGTGCTCCTGCAGCAGCTCCATTACCTAGCGCAGCAGCAGCTCCACCATTAAGTTCAGCGGGTACAGCTTCAATCATTGCAGTCTCTAAGTAGTCGTCAAAACGTAGTCTTGTTTCATGCTCAGATTTCAAATACCAAAGGTATCCGTTTGCACCGTTCTCAGTTGTAACTTCAACCCATCCAATTTGAGCCATGTCAGATCCAGATACAGTATAAGTATCTTTCAAGATAATTGGCTTGTTTGAAAAGATAAAGTCGTTAGCTTCAAGAGATCCTACCATTCCAGCAGTTCCTTTTCTGAATTCCGATCCATAAACAAATATAGTAACATCAGAATTTCCAACTCCAGTACCAGCAGTAATTAATCCGCCCGCTTCGTAGAACCCAACAGTAAACTGTCCAGCTCCTCCACCTGCATTGTTAACAGCGGTTACAACAGCTTTGTTCATACCAGAACCATTGTTCTGTACAACTGCAATTGTTTGACCGACTCTTACAACTTGTTGAGCTGTAGTTGGGTCAATAACATCATTCACTTGGAATGTAGCATTGTCAGCAGCTTGTGCAGCAGCTGTTCCTACCTGAGTGTATTTAGTATGCAATCTACCTTGTTCAGCCCATTTAATAAGGTCAGAATTTGTAGGCATCTCAGCACCTACCATACGTAGGAATGAAGAGATAGTTCGATTTCCATAACGCTCGAATTCTTTTTCGTAAGTGTCAGGAAGATATTGATTTAGAAAATCAAAGTTAGTAATGTAATTCTCTGTAGTCGGAGTCCTCTCGGAACTCGGAGTAAGAGCAAAAGTTGGGATAGTATTAACTGATCCAGCCATAATTTTTAATTTTTAAGTTCTTTTAACGCTTTTAATTCTTAATCTATTACCTGATGGTTCAGATATAGATTTCACTTGCATTCCTCCNTTTGTAGANACCTCTGGCGCTTTACGTTCTGACATGTTAATATTCTTAGTCTTGCGTATAACGTCTTCAGTAGCTTTAGATTTACCCTGTTCAAAAAAGAACTGAGCAAATTTATCAGGATTCATTGCCATTGCTAAAGATCTGTGGTAGCCTTCTGCATCATTTAAAAGTCCTTGAGAATCCATATACTTATGTACAAAGTTCATGGGAGTCTCTTGAGCTTTTTTTAATTCAGACGCGCCACCTGGGGAAAACATAATCTCTTCGTCGTTTAACTTGAACTTAAAACCTTTAAATTCTGATCCGAACACTTCATCACTTTTTTTGACAAACCATTCCCGTTTTCGATTCGCTTCCTCTTGTTGAGTTTTAGCGGTATTTAAATATTGCTTATAAGCCTGCAATTCTTCATTAGCTTCGTTAGAACTTCCACTTGACTCAAGCGGTTGCTTGTATAACTCTTGCTGTTCTTTAAAGAACCGGTTAGCTTTAGCAATAATTTTCTTCTTTGCTAACTTAGTTTTTCTAACGTCCGATTCGTCATCAAGCTCTTCGTCATAAGAATAGTCCTCCATTAAGGATTCAATATCTTCTGCGTCCAAACCTTCTTCCGTAAGAGTTAGGTACTCTTTTAGCAAAGAATCAGGATTCATTGTAGTGTAGTCTTGTTGTAATTTAACAAAATCACTAATTCCTCGTCCTGTTTCTTTTTTATATTTAAAGTAAGCTGCGACATCTTCCGGCATTTCTTCTGCCTTTTCTCTTTCGCTCATCAATTCTTCTATAGAATTAATTTCCTTACCGTATCTATTTCCTATATATGAAAGAACATCTTCTTCTTTTAAATCATAAGGTTGCTGTGCAACCTCTTCAATAGTAGCCTCCTCTTCTGGAGCTTCTGTGGTAGTCTCATCTGGCAATGGCTCAGAAACAACCTCTACCTCGTCACTACTTGACACTTCACTAAATTGCTGTTCGTGCTTTTCAAGCAATTCTTTTTCTATTTCCTGAGAAGACTTTGAGTCTAATTCAGACATTTCTCTTACTTTTATTTCCATTTAATTTAATTTAAGTTACAAATTTACGCAAAATACAAAGGCACATTTTGCTACCTTGGCGAGAACTCAGACAAGTCAAAACCATCTAAAGAATCTTCATTTGACTCAAAGTTTTTTGGAGGCAAATTATTTTTTCTTTGATTTATTAACTGAGACTGCTCAGTATTCTGCTGGCTAATTCTATCTTTTTTAGCATCTTCCCTAGATGTTTCTCTACTGGCTAATGCCCCCTCTGTCATGCCTTGAAGCTGTAGGTTATATTTAAACTCTTGGTCCATTAATTGAGCTTTTAATTGAGCTTCAACTTTAGTCCTTTCAATTTCAAGTTGTATTTCTCCCTGCTTGTATTTAAGTTTTGCTTGAGTCTCTAGCTCTATTTTTTGAAGAGCCATTTGACCAGCCATTTCTTGAGACTTTAATTGTTGCTGTGAAACCATTGCTTGTTTCTGCATCTCTCTTTGGTCATCTTGCTCTTGCTTGGCTCTTCTCTTAACCTTTAAAAGCTGATTAGCTAACTTAAGGTTCTTGATCTCTCTAATATCTATAGCGTCTTCTAGGTTTATATCTCCTTTAGATAATGCCATTTGAATATTCTGTTCTAGTAAAGCCTTTTGTTCTTCGTCTGGAGAAAGCTCAATAAATACACCAAAGTCATATATATAAAGCTCAGAAATATCTCCCAGTATACTTACATTATACTTTCCTATTTTATTTATAAAGTCTTCTTTAAAGTCAGAATACTCTAATATATCCGCAACTCTATAAGTTAAAGCCTCTGCTAAGGTCCTGTATATATACAAGCTACCGTCTAGTATATGCCTTGTTGCTGTGTTTGAACTTAGCGCTGCTAACTTCTGAACGCCAACTAAAGCATCTGAATTAGCTCCAGAACCGTCTCTCGCTTCATTTAAGCCTGTTACAGCCCTTATCATGTCTAAGTAGTGGTTATAGTTAGCTATTAGCATTTGTGTCTTAGAAGCGCCTGAATTGCTTGTGAGCTGCTGTATAGGAACTTTAGCCTGATTATAATCTCCTTCCTGAGTATAACTTCGGCCTATTACGCTACCAGTTTGAAAATACAACCTCATTGCATCTTCAGGGTTATAAGCCGCTCCAGTACCTAGATCAACTTCATTTAATCCATCCGCATCTATATATACCCCATCAGGGACTACTCTAGCTATCACTTGCTGTAGTTTTAAATGAGTCATTTGAATTAAGTCTGCAAATGGAATCATTCTCCTTACTAAAGATTCAATAACACCCTTATACATTCTAGGCGCTACAGCTACGTAATTTGGTATAGCATGCTGAGAGGAAGACTTGGGACGTACCATGTTTTCCGCAAGCTCCCACTTGAGGATAATATTAGTTCCCATAACCATTACCCCATCATACCAAACGTCAATTGTTTTCTCTATCTTTTCGAAGTTTCCTTCTTCAATCATTTCTTCTGGAGGATTAAAAGTATCATCCTTTTCTATCATTCTAGAAGCTCCCCCGTCTAATTTTTTCTTTTTATATACTATCTTTTTAGTAGTCTTATAATTAAAATACATTAACGTACACGTATCCCTATAAAACATATCATTCTCATAGTATTGAGCAGTATTATAATAATCATACCAGCTCTGGCTGTATTGAGATATCTTCTCTAGATCGTCATTTGTAAGGTCAGGGTCTATTTTATTAAGCTCAGTCAGCGCAACTGTTTTAATTTCTCCCCAATAAAAACAATCTTTAAAGTAAGGGTCTTCAGTATAACTATAAACCACATTAGCAGGGTCTACATAAGAAACTTGAACACCCGCCCCAGGAAGAAACTCATGTTTTGCTACACTCATACCCACAACCATTTGGTCGTAGTCTAATCTTTTTCGAGTATCATCATAATGATTCTCAGCAAACATTGTATCTATAGCCTCTTCTTCTGCAATCTCTATAGCAGGCTTATAGTTTAAATTCATATATAAAGACAACTCCTCATCCGATGAAGGCAAGTCGTCTGGATTCATAGTAAACGGATTAAAACCCGTTTCTTTCTGTAATACCTCTAATGGCTCTTTAGCTGCCATTTGACCCTCAATCATATTTTGGTACTTGCTTCTTTTAGATTGAGACAAGGCATCCTGAGCATAAGCCTTAACCTTAAACAATCTATCAGACATTCCATTAACAACTATGTCTACAAATTTTGGAATAATAGGAACGGGAGTCCAGTCTAAATTTAAATAAGATAAATCTCCATCAACAGCTAATTCGTTTTTGTATTTAGCAATCGATTGCTCGCCTCTAGCGTAAAGTCTAAGTCTGTTGAAGTCCCTCCACTGACTGTAGTATCTACACCCATTAGAATCTTTTCTAAACCATTCATATTGTATTGCTTGACCTATCTGTAATCCAAACTCGTCGGTAGCTTTTTCAGCATCCGATACAAATTGACTTGGAAACCCTACAGATGAAATATTTATATTGACTTCTTTCATCTAATTAATTCGCTTAAAGATCCTTTATTGTTGTATTTTGCAAAGTTAAGACTTATTTTGGATTGTTTTTGCTCGGGTAAGTACGCGCCCTTTTGGTTTGCCATTATAGCTAACCCCGAACTAATACTTGCATCAAACTTAGTTCTATTGTTAATATCAAATTTAGCCCAATCCTCTAAGGTTCTAGTAAAGTACATAGAACCCATTTCGTCAGGATCTCTGTATGTAGCTTCTAAATCTATACCTATGTGTTTTTCTATATACGATTCAATAGCAGCAGCGTGAGACTGTTTTACATCTTCAGAAGTATTTGGTATACCACCTAATTCCTTTTCGGTTTTTGAAAGCTTATTATAATGCTTATCAGGTCGATTCATCGAGTACCCTCTATAACCCCTGTTTTTAAAATGATATAATAACCGAGGCTTGTTGTTCTCCACTAAAATAGGCATACCGTAAAACACGCAGGCCATCAAAACTTCTTCAAAAAATATCTCTGCAGTCTGAGGCCTAGCAACATACTCTAAAAAAAACTCACTACTAGGAGCATCGTCCATATTAAACTTAGTCATTCCATGTAGTGCTCCATTAGATCCTCTTCCACCTACAGTACCCGATATGTCATAACTATCACATCCAAAAGCGCCTATATGCTCATTTCCAGGGAAGAATACTCCATGTTTAGAATGTTTATTGTTATTTAAACCTTTCTTAGGAGTCCAAGAAACCTTGAATCTACCCCTATTATCTGGCGTCCATATAACCTCAGAATCTTTTACACCATCTTTCCAGTAGAACCTACCCCTTGTCATATGATGCTCTATTATTAAAGAGTCATTATAATCTATCTGCTGGTATATCTTAGTTAAATTAAACAAAGAAGACTTACTCTCATCTCTAAATGCGTGAGACTCTGTTCTAGGAAACTGCCTGTAGAATTCGTTTAAAGCGTCTGCATCTTTTTTTAAAGAGTCCACCTCTGCCTCCCAGTAGTCTATAGCTCCATTTCTTATATACTCACCGTCAACTCCCATTATTTTATTACTAGGTTTATAGAAAACCGGCATGCCGTGCTTGTCTATAAAACCCTCCATATTCCACTCCATGGGAATAAACAAAGAATACATGCCACTTTTAGTTTGACCATTCGCATTCCTTTCCCTGGGATTAGAATCCTCATATAACTTCTTAAAATTATCCCCTCCCTTGTTAAGTGCATTAGAAGTTGACCCCATTAAACACTTACCTATTATCTTACTTCCTAACCTCAAACAGGTTTTAGTAACCCTCCAATTGTTTAGTATATTATTTGGCTTAATCCACTTCCCACTTTCATCATGAACCAGAAGCAAAAGCTTCTCACCGTCATAAGAGTTGTCATCTGTATTCTTCCAGTCAATAGTTGTGTCTAATCCATACAACTCATCATTAACCGTTTCATACATATTCTTTTTAGTAATCTTAGAAGCCGGTATCCTAAAAGCAAGCTCTGTCTTAGGCTTGTCCATACCATCCTGAATAGGTTTAAAAAAGAAAGGCAGCCTAGTGGATATAGGAACAACCTTGTCTGTAAACATTTTTTTAGCATCTGACCCCGTCTTAGATAGTATACCTACCCTAGAGTCTTTAGCTAATGAACCTGTGTTTACGCATTCAGAAGACCCCATAAAAGAAAACCCTGAACGTCTTATTTTTAAATAGTCCATTCCAAAACACCTATTGTCAGCTCGACAGGCCTCCCAGTATATAAAAAATATTCTAT